GTTGTCAGCCATTCAAAGAGAGATTTGAGAATGAGTTAGCTGGTTGGGAAGCAGAAGTAGATATTACAATGATTAATGATATAAGTATCTGCTGATGCAAAAAGACTTGGTTAGAAGGTTATTGGAGAAGATGGGTTCTGAGGCTATAAAAAGACTTAGAGCCAATATAAACAAAGATAACACAAGAGCTTCTAACGCTCTGCATGACAGTATGTATTATAAGATAGTAAAAACCACTATCGATATATACATGGCTAGATATGCTAAATCTGTTGACGAGGGTTTAAATCCGAGACAAGGCAAGCCTTCTTCTTATTTTGTCCGTAAGATTAAAGGTTGGATGCAATCCAAAGGTATTAGAGGACGGCTAAAAAATAGAAGTGGAAAGGAAGATATAAATAAGTCTGCTAGAGCAATAGCAGAAGCTATTTATGAAAGAGGAACTATAAAAAGATTTGGATATAAAGGAAGTAATTTTATAGATAGAGCAATAAACAATATAGAAAACGAATTTGATAACGATATATTAACTGCTTTTTCAAGTGAGATAGACAAAGAATTAGAAAAAATAAAATAAAAACAAATGGCTAAAATAAACGTAAGAAGCCCATACTTTATCAATGTATCAGCTACAGGACTGACAAGTGCTAAATTAGAGTTGATTATTTATCATGGACACGCAAACACTTCATTCGGTACTCCTACCTACATACTAAGTGCTACGGCAGTAGATGAAAAAGTAAACTTTGAGATAAGCAGCTTAATAAAAGATTATATAAACAGCAAATTCAATGGAGATTATCCAGATATTTCTACTTCAGAGCAAGAAGCAACAACAATATTTGTAGATTACAGAATTACAGAGGCAACTTCTGGTGGTTCTACAGTAGGAACACCTGTATATGCAGAAAGAGCTTATGATGGATATGGTTACTTTGAAGATGGAGCGAATCCTCAGTTAACACAAGGATATTTACAATCCAATACAACAATATTAAAACCAGATGATGCTCCTTTAAGAATACCTATAGACCCTACAAACACAACAAGTGTAGCTTTCTTTAGTAATGGTGAACAAATATATTCATTTACTGTTGGAGGACCTTATAGAGCGCAAGACCAAATACTTTACATAAGCAACGAAGCTGCAGGTGTAGATAGTTATGAGGATAGAGTACTTTTAGACGGAGGTACTTATGAAGGCTCTAGTTGTCTTGATAAATTCTTAAGTCAAATAGGTGTTTATCCTGCAGATACCGTTTATGTAGACGGAACAGAAGGAGTAACTGTTATAGATGTGCAAAACATAGAAGAATGTAAGTTTACACCTTACAAATTGACATTTATAAACAAATTTGGTGCATATCAAGACCTATGGATGTTTAAACGTAGTGATTTATCTATTTCTAAGACAGAGGAAGAGTTTAGGTCTAATATTATAAGTAATGGCTCTTATAATACTTACGAGCATCAGTATAAGACCTTTAATGTAAACGCAAAAGAGTCTTTAACATTAAATACAGGTTTCTATCCTGAAGAATATAACGAAGTATTTAAGCAAATGATGTTAAGCGAAAGAATCTGGATAGAATATGACAATAAAACACTACCTGTTAAAGCTACATCTAATGATTTCTCATTTAGAACAAGATTAAATGACAAATTAATCAACTATACAATACAAATAGAGTTTGCATACGATAAAATCAATACTGTAAGATAATGCGTAGAGAAGTAGAGCTATATATAAATACAGCAGGTTATGGAGAAGCTATAACTTATCAGAGACTAGACTTGTTTGAAGAACAATCTATCAACATAACCAACTCCTTGCAGGACATAAAAGACATTGCAAAGGTATTTACTGATTATACTCAGCAGTTTAACATTCCAGCCAGCAAACCAAACAATAAAGTATTTAAGCATTACTACAACTTTGATATAGATGGTGGATATGATGCTAGAATAAAGAGAGAAGCTCTAATTAAGATAAACGGTCAAGACTATAGAGAAGGTTTTATGAGCTTGAATAGTGTAAGTATGAAAAATCAGTTACCTCATGCTTACAAAGTAGTTTTCTATGGTAAAACAGTAAACCTAAAGAGATTGTTTGGTGATGACGAGCTAGACGACTTAGCTAATTATCCAAATGCTTATCTAGCGCAGTTCAATCAGGCTTATAGTGCAGCAAATGCACAAACAGGATTCACTAATGGATATAATTTATCAAGTGGTAGTTTGGTAAGTAACACAGGAACTACTGCAGGTGATTTATGCTATCCTTTTATTAGTGGTAAATCTCATTATTACTATGATTCAGACCATGATAATGGACCTGAGTTGAATGAAGATGTTGTTTCGAGAAACGTAAGACATCATACAACAGGTGATAACCCTCATGGGTTAGATTTAATAGATTTAAAGCCAGCTATACGACTATATCACATAATTTTAGGTATAGAAGATAAATATGGTCTTACTTTTACTAAAAATGGCACAAATGATTTTTTCAGCACCTCTAATGATGAGTTTTATCAACTATATTTATGGTTGCATAGAGAAAAAGGGGATTTAGCAAGTCAAATAACAGAAAGTGTATTTCAAATAGACTTAGACGAGTATGCTTTTACAAATACAACACCTACAGGTCAACCAGACCCTAGAAGCAACAGTAATCAGGATTTAGTTACCTCTTTAACAGACCAAATAACAGAAACAGTAGAGGTTTATTATGAATACACAATTACTTTAACACCATCAGGAGCAGGTTTGTATTCTTTAGAAATGACAGACACACAAACAGGAGACATTATATCTCCGACCTCCAATGCTACTGATTTATCAGGTGATGGTGTGCAAATAAGTAGAACATTTGTTATAAGAAAAGATAGTGTTGATTTTGGCACACAAACATTTACACCTGTATTTAAAGTAAAAACAAAAGGAGGCATTACTTCTTTTGAAGTGAACTCTTTAGTAATAACTAAAACAACTAGAGAGGTTGATTTAGGTTCTGGTAGTGCTAGTGAAGTAGGGTATGATGCAAACTATACTTTTAATGGTGGGAATGATAACTTCCTGTCTACAGGTTTAGATGTGGTAGATAATATGCCTAAGATGAAAGTTATAGATTTCTTGACATCTATATTTAAGATGTTTAATCTAACAGCGTTTTATGATGATAGAAGGATATTAGCAAACGGAACTACAAATGCTGATTTTGGAAAAATAAAAGTAATGACTTTAGATGATTTTTATTCTGAAGGAACAAGCTACACAATAGATGAGTACTTATATACAGATAAGCACAGCGTAAGTAAAGCAAACATATATTCTGAAATAGATTTTGTTTATCAAAAGCCTTCTACTTTTGCAATAATAAACAGCAATGAAATAACAAATGATGAGTTTGGCAATGAAAAGCTAACAAATAGAAGTGCAGATATAAATAATCCATTAGCATTTGACGGAGGTAAATATGAGGTTAAGTTAGGCTTTGAACATATTATGTTTGAAAGAATGACCAACCAACATGACGACACAACTAGAACAACAATTCAATGGGGTTGGATGGTAAATAAAGATGAGTTTCCAGTATTAGGTAAGCCTCTGGTTTTTTATTGTCATAAACATGATACAACATCATATCCTATAGTTTTAGCTCAAACTCCTGAAGTTAGTTTAAATCAATATATAAGACCAGCTAACACTTTAACAACAACACTAGGAACTAATTTACAAACAATACACTTTGGTGAAGAAGGTGATGAGTATTTTGCACAAGCAAACCCTGAAAGCTTATTCAAGAATTACTACTTTAATTACATAGTTCCGATATACAATGAAAAGTCAAGATTAAGCAAGTTTCAGGCTATTTTACCTATAGACATAGTAATAAAACTAAAGTTAAACGACAGATTTGTTTTATCAGGTAAAAGCTATAAGATTAACTCAATAAAGATGAATATTAATACAGGAAAAGCAGATTTAGAATTAATAAATGAAGTATAATGATTAGGGATATAATAGATTTATTAGGAGCAGCAGATTGGCATATAGATGACGAGGATATAAAGATAGCCAAAGGTAAATATTTAGCTCCTACTAATTGGAAAGAATTTAAAAACGCAATAAAACGAAATAGATAATGGCAACTAATACACAAACTACCAAAGTAATAAAAATTGTTGTAGAAGGCAAACAGGCTACAGTAACTATTGATGGAGTCAATAAGAGCTTTAAAGAATTAAACGCAGAGATTGCTAAAATGAATACTGGTATGGAGAATACTGGTAAGGCTACTGGTGGGGCAACTGCAACAGTACTAGAACTTGGTAGAGCTGTTTCTGACTTTAACTATGGTATTAGAGGTTATGCAAACAACCTTTCTCAGTTAGTTAGTAACTTTGTTTTTATGTCAAAAAGTGTAGACCAAACAACAGGTAAAACTGTTGGTTTTGTAGGGGCTTTAAAGAATGTGCGTAGCGCCCTTATGGGTCCTTTAGGGCTTATACTTGCCTTTCAAGCAGTAATAGCTGTTATAGAGGGAGTTGCTATGAATAAAAATAAAGCAAAGGATTCTACTGATGACTTATCAGATAGCTTAAAAGAGCAGACAAATGTGTTAAAACTTTATATAACAACTTTAAGAGATTCAAACACTTCTCTTGAGGAGCAGACTGCTATTGTAAAAGGTCTTTCAGCTATGGACAGAGATTTAGCAAGACAATTAAAAGAAGCTGGAAATGACCAGAAAAAACTAGCTGATATAACAGAGAACTTTATAGAGCAAAAAAATCTTGAAGTAGAGATAAAAGAAAAAGAAAAAGAATTAAACGAGTCGATAATAAAAACAAACGAAGCTTTGGATTATCAGCGAGGACTGGAATTGGTAAAATTAGGTACGATAGAAGCTCACCAAGCAGGTTTAAATACTGAGAAAAAAGTTGACGACTACAATACTGGTCTACAAACAGAAGCTCAAAGAAAACTTAATGTAGCTAATGATGCACAAATCAAGATTTTAAATGAGGTTATGGCTTTATATTCAAAACTAAATCCATTAGAAGAAAGAAATGCTAAGAAAATAAAGTTATTTAAACAACAGTTGTTAGACTTGGAAAAAGAGATTCTTGATTTTAAGAAAGATGAATTGTTGTTTTCTGTTGAGTCTGAAATGGAAAAATTGAGAATAACTCAAGAAGCCTCAAGAGAATCCCTAAAGCTCAAGCATGATACATTTGTGAGAGACCAAGAAATGAGATACAATCAAAGACTTCAAGAGATAAATGAAATGAAAATATCAGAATCTCAGAAGAATTTATTATTAAGGGATTTAGAAGAGAAACACCAATCATCTTTATTTAAGGCGAGAATGGATTTCTTTAGAGCCAATATTGCTCAAGAAGACATGTTTAATGCTGAGATAAATGCAGCTAGGAGAGAAAGATTACAGGAGTATGAAAATGATTTAATAGAAGCTCAGAATCAAGTTGATTTAATAACAGCAAATGGATATATTATTAGAGCCGACAATGTAATGTCTGCTTTGGATTTTGAAAGACAGCTTTTAGATGAAAAACTTGCCCAAGATTTAGAAAGAATAGATAGAGAAGAAGAAGAACAGCTCAAGCAGGTAGACAATCTTGCTGACATGGTTTTTATGACTGAAGAGTTTGAAAGAAGGAGAACTGCTATTAAGATGCAAAACTCTAATGAAAGGATAAGAATAGATGAAGGAGAAAGAAACGCTAGACTACAGACAATGGATATTATTGGAAGTGCATTTAACACTTTTGCTCAATTATCGTCTAAATCAACCCAAAGACATAAACAACTGGCTATTGCTGGTGCTTTAATTGACACTTATGCAGGTGTAGATAGAGCTTTAAATGACAAGACCGTTCCTAGCACAGTAGCTAGATTTGCCTTAGCAGCCTCCACTTTAGCAAAAGGCTTACTTAATGTTAGGAAGATAAGTAGTATTAGACCAGAATCTGCATCAACAGCTTCTGCTACTGGAGGAGCAGGAGGTAGGACTTTTGATTTTAATTTAGTAGGAACTACAGGAACGAATCAACTAGCAGAAGCAGTAGGCGCACAATTTCAAGAACCAATACAAGCTTATGTGGTAAGTAGTCAGATTACATCACAACAAGAATTAGACTTAGAGATATCAACAGGAGCATCACTTGGTGATTAATATAAAACAAATAATATAAAAATCGTTATCAAAGTATGGAACAAGATATTATAGAACTATTTATAGACGAAGAAAATGATTTTTCTGGTATAGAAGCAATTTCTATAGTAGAATATCCAGCAATAGAAGAAGATTTTATTGCTCTAAAAGAACAAACAATACAATTAGCAGAGGTAGATGCTGAGAAAAGAATCTTGATGGGTGCTGCATTAATACCTGATAGAAAGATATTTAGAAAGAGTGGCGATAAAGAATACTTTATCTATTTCTCTAAAGATACTGTTAGAAAAGCATCTGAATTATTTC